CTGTATGACCAAGTATATTTCATTCTTTGATACGGTTTTTTACAGCCGCTCTCATTAGACGTAGTTCAACAATTGCATGATCAATCGTAGACGCTGCTGACACAAAGTCATTTCTTAACAAGTACTCATGGATTTCTTTCATTAATCTTTTTATTTTCAACTCGTGCGCTGCGTAGTCTAATGAATTATCTATTTTCATTTTTATATCTTGTAATGACGCTACATTGTTATATGATTCAATGCCTCTAAGATTTACCATAGTTAACTCCATATCCAACTTCACATGTAAGGGGTAGTGTCTGTGCCCACTTGGGTCGCCATTGCATACACTTGGTTACGTAACTTACCGCTTCCTCAACTTCATCTTCTTTAGCAACACACACGACAGAGTCATGCACCGTCAATGCTACCTTATATTGCTTGGCAATTTTAAGCATTTGCTCTCCAATTACACACCGTGCAACCGCTTGGGTAAAGTTTTCGGTGACTTTCCCGCCATAGATTTTCGTTTCGCCCATCCTTGTTTTATACGAATACTGACCGTCGGAGTCGGCTTTGAGTCCCCGGTAGGTGAGATACAATCCGGATGGTAGTTGAATGCCTTGCTCCGTAACGGATATAACTTCGGGGTACATCCCAAGGGGTGTAGTCTGTTTTGCAACCAAAGCATCGAGACTCTTTTGTGCTTGTTTCCATAAGGCCGGGATCTTGGGGTAGGTTTCTCGATAGACGGCGATAATGCGTTGGCACTCCGTCTCCGGTAGATCAACATTAAATACCTTGAGTTGTAGTCGGAATTTCTGTGCGCCCATTCCATATCCAGCCCCAAGGATTGTTGTCTTTCCAACGAAACGCTCTTCTTTATTGACTTCTTGTACATCTTTCCCGTAAATTGCACTCGCCATAATTTTATAGACATCGTCACCTTTCTCAAACGCCTCCACCAAATCGGTCTGCCCTGCCAACCAAGCCACAGTACGCGCTTCGATTTGAGAAGAGTCTGCGTTAATAATTACGTACCCATCGGGAGGGATGATCGCTTGCTTTAGCCTCCCACTCCTCGGTAGGTTCTGAAGATTGAGTTTGTCATCACCGCCCCAACGCCCTGTGTGAGCGGCATAATAGCGCAAAGGCACGGGCATATTGCCTCGCTTTGCTATTCCAATAAATCGTGTGGTGCGTGTCTCCTCTAGCGTGCTCTTTGTCCCAAGGCGTGCGGCAACAAGTGCCTGTACCCGCAGGTCGTTGTGTTCTTGTAGTTCTTTCAACCCCTCATCAGACTTAGCCAACGCCCATGCTTCCTTACCCGTAGTTAGACTAATCTTAGTCGGCACTATCACGCCAATGCTTTGTAGCAGCGCAGCAAACTTATCGTTTGACATCAGCGTATCTCTGTCAGATTCCGCAGCAGCCATCAACTTTTCTTTTTTATCTTTGACATCTTCTAGGTGTTGCTCAAGCGACGGCAGGTCTAACTCTAAGACCGGCTCAGTAAACATTCGCAGAGTGAGGTCAATAAGTTTAAGTTCTGTTTTAGTAAATCTAGGGGCAAGGCATTGAAAAAGAGCATAAGTGAGGTCAACGTCATTACGACAATAATCACCGTACTTGCTAAGATCCTCATCAGAAAACGCTGCTCGTCTTTTGCCCATCGCATTAACCACTTCATTGCCTTTGACTCCTAGGTTGTATCGTTCAGCCAACTTCGCCAAACTGTTTCCGACTTCAAGCCCGTCGGTAGCACGAGCCATGCACAAGGTGTCTAGCCACGCCATCGGCTTAACACCGAATTTCCAAGAAAGGATTGCGCCATCGAACATGGTGTTATGCGCCAAGACAAACGCTTCAGACCACTTAAACTTACCCAAGAAATGCATGGTCTCAGAGTATGTACCGCTAAACCATTCTGTCTCGGCATCGTCAACCTTCACGCCAACCCCTATGACTTCAAAGTTGTCGTCACGCACATACTCCTCTGTGGTCATCTTTGAGAGCGAAAACTCTCTGTCGTAGTACGTCTCAAAGTCTACTGTGATGATCATGGTTTTTTAACTTTCGCAACTGCGCGGGATACAGCATCAAAGAAATAATTACGCGGTTCTTCTGTTTCATGATGCATAATCATAGACATAATTAAGTCTCGCGTAACCTTGCGTCTTAACGCATTGTATTTGCGCTTAATCAAGAACGATTCAATTGTTCCAAATGCGCCGTTGTGTAAAAGACCGTGCCACTTCGGCTCTACGTTTCTTGACTCAAACGGATGCACAAACTCTTCGGGGTACATGTCCATGCGCTCAAGCATAATTTTTACTTGCTCAGAAATGATTGGCATGGGCTATGACTCCTCGGAACTGGTCAGGCGGGCGCCTACCATCAGCATCTGTCGTCATCAGCAATGAAAGAAAGCAGCGCAATTTCAAGCGATTCAATACTATCCTCGTTGATCACATAGGCAAGCCCACCGGCTTCTTCGATCAGGGCTAACTCGCGGGACTGAAGGGGTGTGAGTTTGCCGTTGCCTGCCTTGCACTCAATAGCAAGAAACCTGCCGCGCATACACGCAATAATATCGGGAACTCCACTTCGACCATAACCGCCTGTTGCAGGCATGAAGTGATAGATGTTGTACTTCTTGAGTAAAGCCTTAATCTTGGCTTTGACTCGACCCTCTGGTGTTGTTGTCATTGTGTATCCTCTTGTCGGATTATGGACAGAGTATACTTCAGACTAATTAGGATTGCAAGTGTTTTTTGATATTAGGGAGAACCCCCAAAAGAAAACGGACAATCCTAGATCATCTAGGATTGTCCGTCGGGAAAGGGTGTGGGAGTAGCAGATTAATCTGTCCCACGCAGACGGATTGGAGACTACTTCCGCATCTGCAATACGGTTGGAAATGCGTATTTATTCTACCACTTTAGTTTTACCTGCTACGATGAAATAGATTGATTCTTTCTTAAAGTCGGTATCAATTTTATACTTAAGCCCGATGTCGGCAGCAAACTGATTTAGGTCTAGCAACTTAAGCATGGCAAACTTTTCTTGAGAATACTGATCCAACTCATAGGTGCTTTGGTGTTTGCTAGTCGTATCAGGATTACCTATATGCGCACACAGTAATGTTTCGTCTTCCATGATCTTGACGGCATAACCGTTGTTGACTTTGAAGTGAGCAAGCACATTGCAGGCAATCTCATAGTTTTCGCGTTTACGGAATGCTTCGTTGTTAGTCATTGAGTCAACGATGCGCTTTGGTACGGGGGGGTTGTTACCCATAACTACATCAGTAAAGTAAGTAATAAGTTCTAGGGAATTAAAACTGATTGAGTTCCGATAGTCTCGCTCAACGCTCTCATGCATAGTCTCCACCACATACTTGACATTTGAAATTAGACTTTTGCCCAACTCTGCCAGATCTTTCTTCGCAAACTGTTCTATGACAGTACGCGCTGCTACCTTAGCGTCTTTGCAATACTTCCTGTTGCGCTCACCCCGTTGCTTCTTAATAGTATGTGCGTCGATGGCATACCATCTTTCGGTCATTCCCTTAGTAGGACTGAATCGGTCAAAGCATGCTCGAATCTCACCCACTACCTGACCGTCTTGCCAAGCACGAACAGAGTCGGCGTAGTGAACATCTCCATACCTGATCACCTCATACTCTAGAAGTGGGCGTTTGGCATAGACCAAATCAAGTACCTCTTGTAGTCGTGGCGCAAGGGTTGCGCCTTGTTTTAGGTTTTTAATCTTCATAGTTTTCTCCAATCAGAAATTAAATTTAGATAGTATTGAATCAACATTGGCTTTGACATCACGACGCACTACTTCGCTATCACGCAGGTCGGTTGCCTCAAGCCCTGTGAATGTCTGAGCCATCAATGCCCGCGCCCGTTCTAACTCAGGATCTTTGGTCACATTGAGTACCTTGAGCATGTCGATCAACTCGTGTGCGTTATCCACCAAGGAGTCGCGGAATATTTTCTTCTTTGTCTCCTGCCCACTATCCTCAAGCCTTTCGCTAACATGGGATAAACATTCGTGCAGGCGAGACCACGCTTCCTTCATAGCCCCCTTCACTCGCTCTTCGATGGCGTTGTTGCATTGCGTCTCCAACTCATCGCGTGCCTGCTGTCCTATGTTGATACGCCAATCCCCTGCTGTCGGCACAGGCGAGAATGTGTAGCGGAACCGAAACTTACCGGCAATATCTTCCGTTTCGGGATACTCACTTCTGTCGAATAGCGTGCCCAATTGGAAAGCAGCCGCGTCTACTAAGTTAGGATAAGAAGTCAAGAAGTCTTGGACTAGCGCGTTGTATTCTTGCTCCAACTCACTAAGCCGTTCCTTGTACCTCAAGAAGTTCTCCACAGGTAGTAGTCGTAGTCCGTTGTCCGACCAAGGCAAAGTATTTACGTTATGCCAAGCCCGAGCATTGGCTGCAAACTTCACGATGTTGTCCAACTTCTGCGTGCCAGCAAGCAGGTTCTTGTTGTAGTTACCTGCGCGAGACTTGGCCCCGCTAGTCGTATCTACTTCTTGAGAAACACGCTTGTCTAATTTGCGGGCAGTCCAGCAACTAATTGATAACTCTACAAGCATGGCGCTTGTTTCGATTCCGAATGAACTCATGATTTATTCCTCTCTTTCATTTCTTTAGAAGCAAGATACTCAATGACCTGTGTGATAGACGGAGTGAACCCCACCTGCTTGGCAAAGTCCCCCTGCAAAAGACGCAGGGTCTCGTATGCCTCAAGGCTCACCCGTACTGATTTGCTTTCCTCTTTCATAGATGCACCGCCTTTCCATACTTGTGTGTAAACCGTTTGTTGTCTTTGATGCACCACAACAAGGGGGCGTTGACCGTAGACCAATCACCTTCCCCGTCGTAGAAACACCCGTCTGTTAACACCACCACGCAGTCGGGATTGATCTGCTTCTTGCCCATGAACTTGATTACACAGGAGGGATCAGTCCCCCCACCACCTCGTGGTTTCGTAGAATCAGTTAGGGTTTGAACAGCCCCATCCTCATAAGTCTCGTGCCCCGCCACATGGCTGTCCCAATACATCAACTCAACCTTCTGTGGCGTGACCTCTTCGCAGATGGACTTGATCTCAGATAAGAACTCAGCCAATGCCTCTCCATCTATCGAACCTGAAGTATCCACCGCAACCGCGATGCACTCCATGCGTTGAGAGATAGCAGTCGGCATGTAGATGTCAGACCCAAGCAGTCGCCTGTTGAACCGGCGCCACGATGAATCGTCATGTCCCTTGGCAATCTGCTTGACAAAGTCCCGTAGTACCTCGCGCCAATCAATCTTAGGATTGAGCAACTCTTGTATCTCGCGGGATACACCACCGTTCATCTTGCCTGCAAGCAAGGCGCCTTGACGCAATGCGTTGTCGATCTCCTTGGCAATCTGCTCGGCCTCCTTCTCATCCATCTGCCCCGCCTCTTCCCACAGATGTTCATCGAACCCTTGGGGGACATTCCTAGACGGACTAGGATTGTCCGATGGCTCAGACTTATGTGAGCCACCCGAGCCACCCCTACCCTCTTCCTCCTTCTCAAGAATCAGGAATACTTGGTGTGCATCCATGCCACGAAACCGTTCATCGAGAGCACCCATAAGATTGTTTTCCTCGTCAGTCGGCATGCGCACCACCTCCTGATCAGGGTCGTGATCTTGGATCTGCAAGTTAATGACATAGTCACAGGCAATGTTGGCTAAGTTCCTGTTCTTCTTAAACAACTTCTCCCATGTAGTGAGATGTCGATACGCCTTGTGCATAGCCTCATGCAAGATAAGAAAGCCCAACTGCTTATCATCTAAGCGATCAACAAACGCACGCCCGTAGTACACATTGACACCGTCAGTCGCGGCAGTCGGCATTGTTTCATCAACCGTCACCTTGCCCACCATGAACAGACCTGAGAACAAACAAAACTTCTTATGACGCATGAGAGACACATGTACTTTCTCGATGCGTTGCTCGGCAGTTAGTTTAGCCATTATGTTTCCTTTTCAAATAAAATGTTTAACGCAGGGTCAAGTTCGGTGCATGCATCTGCTTTGACATACCGCATCCAAATAGCATGCTTGTCAATCGCTCGTACATGCCAAAACCTTTCATCACCGTAATGATCCTTGCGCAATAGTATCCACACCTTTTCTTCATACAACACATAGCCAATCATGATTAGAACAAGTACTGATTCTCACGCATCCATGTAACAAACGATGCGCTTGTCATAACCAATGACTTCTTCTCGTCAGACTTCATAGCAGACAGACAGAACACAGACTGCAACTCCTTCGGCGTGCGCTTCATGTACTCGAACCACTTGCCGATACTTGCTCTATCTATTCTCTGCAATGCGTTGAACGCCAAGATACACAGGGCAGCCGGTGAACTCGGCACAGGTGCTTCGTTGGGCTTGTTGACGATCTGCTCCCATGTTGGTAGCGAGTCAGCCACCTCCAAGTACGCCAACATATCTCTCGCTGCTGCTGCGCCAATCGTACCCTCAAGGCTTGTCTTTAGAGAATTGTGTGACATGTTGAGACGCTTCTTAACGATGTTGCTTGCTTTGACCAAAGTGCGTGGCGATACACAAGAATCCTGTGGCTTCTTCGGATGAAAGATGTACGGGTTCTCTGCCTGCCCACCGTCATAGCAAGACGCCAATACCTGCGGGTACTCTTTGACAAAGGTAATCACCTCGGGCGCCACATTGTTCTGCACCGCATACATACCCCATGAGTCAGCATCAATAGTACCGTCGGGGTTGATACCGGCATGTGGTTTCTTGACCCTGATCTTGGTAATGCGACCAATCGTATGTGCCTTGATCGTATCGCCAACTCCGTCGGTTGTCAGATTACCCGCGATCATCACGATAGAGTCCTTGTGCAGTTTGACCCCACCAATCCGGCGCTCATGAATTAGCGGATGCAACATATTCTGCACCGCCTGAGATGCCTTGGTGAACTCGTCGATGAATATCACAACAGGCTCGCCCGTATGCAATCCCCAATGATCATTAAGATAGAAATGCGTAGTCTTAGTGTCGTGATTTGGTACAGGTATACCCACATCGCCCAACTCTGTATTCGGCGCATCGATATACACACCCTTGTGACCCGTCTTGGCTATGACGGTCTCGTGCATCGCGGTCTTACCAATCCCCGGCTCGCCTACAAGGTAGCAAGTGTTGGTCGTACCAATTGCAACTACGATCTCTGCTGCTTCGGTCAGGGTAACGCTACTATTTAGATTGACTTCCATTTTTATTTCCTCTTTGGTTAGTTAAAATACTTACGGTTTGCATTGCTTACTGCCACTCCAATGGGTACTTCTACTTTAGTAAAAACCTCCTCGTTATAAATGTGTTTAAGTATTTCATCAAAGTAGGCAAGCATGGTCGAACCTATCTCTACCTCTTCGTCGGTGTAATACCCCCATGACTTAATAAACGCATTCAACCTACTGTTGTGATTCAGGCACGACACACCCAACTGCACAAAGTAATGGTAGAACTTCTCCAAGTCCTCGGTATCTTGTGCCTGCTTGACTGCTCGTAAAAACTCCATGCACAGGTTGCCCCTGCGAGATGTTATTACATGCCTGCTTTGACTAGGTAGGTAGACTTTCAGCACCATCTTTCCATAATCAATTTGTCTTTCTACAAACTCCTCGGGCAACTGTTGGGCTACGGCGTTGACCTCCTCATCTTTTATGCCTGTAAGGATTTTGCCCATGTTCTTAACATATTCTAGGAAAGCACCAAACTCTTTGCGCTTAGACTTCATAGCAACTCTGTCCAACTTATACGCATGCGTCTGCACAGGGTTCATCACCTCGCCACCTTCGATAACGATGGGAGTCTCTGAGTCTGCGAATGGATACCACCCCTCTTTACCCATGACTTGTAGGTAGGTTACTCCTCGGTCATGCTTGGTTTTGCAAGGCGATACTGCATCAATAAACTGCCTCGTGCTGACAGAGTCGTACCTGCACAGAGATATATAGACTTCCCCGTTGGGAGACCACACTACTATGTGCGACCCGTACAAGGTAAGGGATATAACGCCGGTCTCTTCGTCTTGATAGATTTGGCAGCAGTTATACCGTCGGCTACCCAATGGGCGCTTACCCTTGTCCGAACCTGATCGGTATGGCACTACCTCGTCGTGGTACTTCTTTGCTTCTGCGTAGGTTAAGAACCTTCGCAGGTTTGCACTATTTACATTCATTTCCTCTCTCCTTTGTGGACATTCCTAGATGTTCTAGGGTTGTCCTGTTGTTTACCCTCTTTCTTCATGTCACGCCATATCAATAGACCTATGCCTACGAATACGATGACTACGAACCACACCAACTCTTGTGCTGCTTGCGCAGCCATGCCTGACTCATACCACCATGATGTTTTCATTCCTTATCTCCTCTTCCTATAACAATGCATGCCAAAAAGTAAACACAAATTGCAATACAGATCAGACCAAGTGCCCCGTTCAAGGCACGCAGAATCTCGGCTATCTCACTCATAGGTCAAAGTCTCCCCCGATAGCCACCATCTCGTCGATGTAGTTCTGATAAATCGTGGCAAGGCGTACCTCCTCCTTGGTCGGCTTAAAGGCTTCGGCGTCTCTTTCAAAGTCGGCACTTACCTTGTAGTAGACCGTTGCTGCCTTGAGCATGAAGAAAAACGCTTCTTGACTGTTCATGTTGTGGGTCATAGTGATGGCTCCTCGTATGTGCATTGAATGGCATACCCCTCGTCTTTCAGGGTTTTCAGGGTTGCCTTGGTCAGGGTCTTGCCTCCTTGGATTCTCAAGAATAGATCGGCGGTTGGGTTAGCAGGATAGAAGTGCTCCGTGCCGTAGTTAACCTTGATCCTCACTTGGACAATCCTAGACGGGCTAGGCTTGTCCGTTGCTTGCTCTTCGCAAGTCGTTGGCTTGGGTACAAGGTTTGGTTTCACGATTTGGTCTACAAGTCGTTGGCGCTCCATCATGTGGACTAAGATTTTAGTTAGGCTTTCTTCGCTCATGGTCATGCTCCTCTCGGTTGTTTAGAATTTGTATCAAATAAGTCGGCGGGGTTGTAGATGTGTTGGTACGCCCCCTTGCCATACGGGATAGCCACAAGATGCTTGACCGGCTCGGTGACATCGAGATCTTGCTGGCACTCGATGCAAGTGGTCTTGCCCAACTCGGCTCTCGCAGGGTTGATGGCTGTACCGCATAGACGGCAGGGAGTAGATGTTGTCATATCATTCCTTTCTCTAGAAATAGGTGTCATGCATACTCTTGAGTGATGGCAAAGTACGAAGCCGTACCGCCTGAGCGATACTTGGCTTTGATGGTGTCGTTGGCGTTGCCTGCGAGATTGCCATGCTCATCGGGGGTCGGCTTGCCCAAGAAATGATCGAGCAAAGCCGCGAGTTTGGCGTCGAGGTCGGGGGTGTCATGCTCAAGAACAATGCGATGCAAGGCGTCGGTGAGCGAGTCTGCGTACCGATAGGTGAGCACGATGTTGGTGGGGGGAACAGGGACATTCCTAGATGGTCTAGGATTGTCCGCATACTGAACAAAGTTGTGAGTGATTCTGCCTGCCATGATGGTCTCCAATGGTGAAAAATGCATTGCGTTTCTAATTACCCTAAAGGGTAATTATAGCATAGAAACTTGACAATGTCAATACCTGATTCGCAGAAATGGGGACTGTTTTGGCGTTTGGAGGGGATATTGTTCTGTATTGTTCGTAATGTTCGGAAATGTGGAAAATTTAGGAACAATATGAAATGGCTAGGGCAAGCCGTTTGAGGTGTATTGTTCAGATTGTTCTAATGTTCTTAAAAAAGTATAGCCCCCCCGAGAGTTATCCTATTCTCATGAGATTCTATGATTCTGCATAGACCCGCGAGACGGGGTGCTTAAAATATTTGGGGAACCGTGTTTTTGCCAAAAATGGCAGAACAATTGAACATTGCTTTATAATCAAGGACTTAGGCGTAGAACAATAATCTAGAACATTAAGAACATCTCGTACAATATTGATTGGCGTGGGCTATCGCGTTGCCTGTGTGGGCTTCCGCGTTGGGAGAGAACTGGTTAGACAGAACTGGTTAGAAAAAAACTGGTCAGGCGGAGCCTGCCCATTCCGCCCCGAACTGCTACGCAGTCCGAGACGGTGGCTTGGCTTAAATCGCGAAGAATATCGCACGAAGGGCTTGGTAGCGTGACGCGCCAAGATTGCGCAAATGCCAATAGGCGCGCTTTTTGCCATGCGACTTTATGTACCAGCACAGGGTGGCAGGGTTAGATTCAAAACTCAAAGGAAAATTCATAATCACACCTTTCTAGAGAATGGGGCAGAGCCTAGACCCTGCCCCGAGTTAATTACGACTTAGCGGGAACGAACTTCTTGAGCGCGACAATCGCATCGGCAAGAACCATCTCATTCTCGGTCTTGCAGACCTCGCTCACCAAATCGCGCAGACCTTTCTTGAGAACCGACAACCGACCTTCAGACTCTTTCTTAGTGTCTTTCTCTAGAATCTCGATAGATTTATCGAGAGCCTTAGCCTCAGCGATAGCCTCGGGAGTCGCAGTCTTGTACATCGCCAACTGCGCCTCTTTCAACTCAGCGACACTCCGACCATTCGCAACCGCGACGGCTTTCGCTTTCTCAGCCTCGCGACGCTTGGCACGATCCACTGAATCCGCTTGAGCAGACTTGGGCTTGATCAATTGGCAGACCTTGAGGTACGGCACAACGATTTGATTCCAAGAACTGTTCGCCGAATTCGACGGGTCAATAACCTTCTCCGCTTGCGCATCGCACCGCAGAATGTAAGCCGCCTCGTACCGCTTGCGACCATCTTCCCACAGGTCATAGGTCATAACCCCTGCCGAAACCGCCGACGCAAAGGCATTCTTGATTTGATCAAGACCTTTCGTTTGATCGCCGATGGCGTCGCAGATCAACTCAGCGCCACCTTGAATCAAACTAGCCTGCAACTCCGACCAACTAGGCGCAGACTGAACTGCGTCACCGTTCACTACCGCGCCGACTGCATCGGCTACTACCGTTTTTGCTTTACTCATTTTCATCTCCAATAAACCGGACAAACCTAGATGATCTAGGAATGTCCGCAATGGTCGCGCTGATCATTCGCCCCGCATCACCATGAACACATAATACCACAATCAGCAACAATGTGTTATTTTTTCGTGAGGATCGCACCTCGAGCGCAGGTAGCCACGCCAAGGCACGCTAAGCCACGCCAAGGCACGCCAAGGCACGCTAAGCCATGCGAGAGAATCGATAGCCAAAAAATAAAATCGAATCGACTACCGTTAACTCAATATCTCTACGATAGTTTTCAACCCCCTACCGGTAACTCAATCTACCTACGATGACCCTACCCTAGTGGCACCCCCTAAGATACTCGTAAGTAACATACGCAACTACATACATAGTGTTTTGCACTGCCAATCTCGCGTCCACAGCATGACCCCCCACCCCCTAGGTAATTTTTGCCGCTAAGGGGATTAAGTCATCTAGTTAAACACCCCCCTTGTCTTTTTGATTTCCAAACACCCGGGGGGTATATAATTTTTTCGTGGGGGCGCCTCTTTGACGATTAGAGGTTTTCCAAGTCCCCCACATCTTTATTTTTTATTATGTTATATTCGGCACAACTTGGAGCCACAAACCGCCCATTACATGTCGATACAGATAACACCGGATAACGCTGTAGCGTTGCCAGATAAACAGACCGACGACGTGCCAGACTCGGCACGCGAAGCAGTCGAGGTGTCTTCGACGACGGCGATGGTTTTGCAAGAATTAGGCATGGGGTTTGACATGACCCCCGAGGACGAAGAAAAGGCCAATGCCCTCTTTGCTCAGTTAGCCCATAACGGGAAAAACAAAAACCTCCCGGTAGATCTAAATACTCCCGAAATTGCGGCTAGAGTCGGCGGCATGCTGAAAGCCTACGACCACCAAGTAGTTGCCGATGCAGTCCAGTTACGGACAGTGATTACTAACAAACTTATTCTTTTGGCGGACTGCGGGGATACCAAGTACGAACTCAAGGCTCTAGAACTGCTTGGCAAGATCCAAGATGTGGGCCTGTTTTCAGAGAAGTCCGAGGTCACAATTATTCACAAGACCAGCGAAGACTTGGAAAAGGCTATCCGCGATAAAGTACGCCGCCTGATTCACTCAAATACGATAGACGTAGAGCCAATTGTTGATGACTTAGAAGCAGAACTGGGCGTTAAGCCCGAGGAAATTGATGCAAGCCCCGACGCTACAGGAGTTACAGAGTCTATTGGCGATCCTTCCGAGCCTGCCTGACGCCGAAAAGCGTAAGGTTTTCTCTCAGTTAGAGCAGTACGAGAGGATAGCGGAGCAGGAAAAAGCCAAAACGAACTTTATGGAGTTTGTCCATAAGGTATGGCCTTCCTTTATCTCCGGCAGACATCACGCCAAGATGGCTCGTGCCTTTGAACGGGTGGCGAGGGGAGAACTAAAGCGCCTCATTATTAATATGCCACCCCGACACACTAAGTCTGAATTCGCTTCCTACCTCCTACCAGCGTGGTTTTTGGGCAACTACCCGGGTAAAAAAGTCATTCAGACCAGCCACACAGCCGAACTAGCCGTTGGGTTCGGTAGAAAGGTGCGAAATCTTGTCGATCAAGAATCTTATAAGGCAGTATTTTCTGGGGTTGAGTTACAAGCGGACTCTAAGGCTGCTGGCAGGTGGGCGACTAACGCTGGTGGAGACTATTTTGCTATCGGTGTGGGGGGTGCTGTCACGGGTAAAGGCGCGGACTTGCTCATTATTGACGACCCGCACTCGGAACAAGAAGCCGCCTTGGCGGAAATAAACCCCGACATCTACGATAAGACTTACGAATGGTACACATCTGGGCCACGGCAGCGTCTACAACCGGGTGGCGCCATCGTAGTTGTTATGACACGGTGGTCAAAGCGTGATTTGACGGGGCAAGTGCTCAAAAGTGCGGCTCAAAGGGGCGGGGATGAGTGGGAAGTCATCGAATTTCCGGCTCTTTTACCGTCTGGGAACCCACTTTGGCCTGAATTTTGGTCTCTAAAAGAACTTTCCGCCCTAAAAGAAGAACTTCCCAACAGCAAGTGGCAGGCGCAGTACCAGCAGAACCCAACTTCTGAGGTTTCAGCCATTGTGAAGCGGGAATGGTGGCAGGTTTGGGAGAAAGAAGACCCACCATCCTGTGAATTTACTCTGATGGCGTGGGATACGGCATTTGAGAAGAGCCAACGCGCCGACTACAGTGCTCTGACTACTTGGGGGGTGTTCTACCACCCAGACGATACTGGGATTTCACAGGCAAACATCATACTTTTGAACGCTTTTCGGGAGCGCATGGAGTTCCCACGGCTTAAACAAGAGGCCATTGACCAATATAAAGAGTGGGAGCCGGATAGCGTAATTATTGAGAAGAAAGCCTCTGGGGCGCCCCTCATATACGAGATGCGGGCGATGGGTATACCTGTTCAGGAGTTCACGCCGAGCAAAGGTAACGATAAAATTTCAAGACTTAACGCCGTGTCAGACCTGTTTGCCTCTGGTAGAGTGTGGGCACCGAACACCCAGTGGGCTGAAGAAGTCATAGATGAGGTTGCATCTTTTCCGTCTGGCGAGCATGATGACTATGTTGACAGCGTGTCCCTCGCGTTGATGAGATTCCGCAAGGGCGGTTATTTACGCACTAATTTAGATGAGCCTGATGAAACAAAATACTTTAAACGCAAGTTTGAGGGCTATTACTAAGGACAAAATATGGCAATTGCTAAAGCACTAGGGCAAGCCCCGATGGGACTAGATCTCGAAAAAATGATGGATGAGCCTGCTCTTGAGATAGAGATTGAGGATCCCGAGGCTGTGCGCATTGGGATTGATGGGAAGACTATATTAGAGATTGAGGAAGTAGAAGTTGAAGATGACTTCAACGCCAACCTCGCTGAAGAGATGGACGAGGGTGAGTTAACAGAGTTATGTGGTGATTTGATTGGCGAGTTTGAAGAAGATTTATCCAGCCGCAAAGACTGGATGCAGACATACGTAGATGGCTTAGAGTTGCTGGGTATGAAGATTGAAGAGCGGACAGAGCCTTGGCCCGGATCTTGTGGTGTCTACCACCCACTATTAAGTGAAGCGCTGGTTAAGTTCCAAGCCGAGACAATCATGGAGACCTTCCCATCGGGAGGCCCAGTTAAGACTCAGATCATTGGCAAAGAGACACTAGAGAAAAAAGAAGCCGCAGTTCGTGTCAAGGACGACATGAACTATCAGTTAACCGAAGTGATGGTCGAATACCGGCCTGAGCACGAGCGGATGTTGTGGGGCTTAGGTCTTTCGGGTAATGCGTTTAAGAAAGTCTATTACGACCCATCTCTAGAGCGGCAGGTATCTCTGTTTGTCCCATCTGAAGATGTCGTGGTTCCGTATGGTGCTTCAAACATTCAAACTTCTGAGCGTGTAACTCACGTAATGCGTAAGACGGAGAATGAGTTACGCAAATTACAAGTAGCAGGATTTTATAGGGATGTAGAACTTGGTGATCCAGTTGATTCATTCGACGAGGTGGAAAAGAAGATTGCTGAGAAGATGGGCTTTCGTGCCTCATCTGATGACCGGT